AATCTTTAATAGGAGATAAACATGTCCGAACAAGAAATGTATGAAGACATTGAATCTGTTGAAGAGGTTATTGAGGAAGATATTTCCGAAGACTCTGAGACTGATGAAGTGTCTGAAGCACAGGCTGCACCTGAATATGACGGTGCTAAGGCTGCTGCTCATGATGCTGCTGCTGCTAAAAAGTCAGCACCATCTAAAGCAAAAGTTCCTGGCGGTGAAGCAAACAAGGGTGACCAAGTTGCTGACAAAATGCCCGGCACTAAAGCTGGCATGATTAATGCGATGTATTCTGAAATGTCTAAGATGAAGAAGTCTCAACTTCAGGCATCTTACGGCAAGATGATGAATGCAATGAAAATGAAAGAAGATTTTGATGCAGATGATTTTGATGCAGATGAAATTCATGAAAAGGCAGCAACGGTTTCCGTTGATGTAACTGCTGACATGAATGCTCTGGTTGAATCTGAAGCAACTCTTTCTGAAACATTTAAGGACAAGGCTGCTGTCATTATGGAAGCTGCTGTTAAGTCCAAGGTTTCTGAAGAAGTTGCACGTATTGAATCTGAACTTCAAGAAGAATTTGACGAAGAACTCAAGACCACCCGTGAGGAAATGGTAGAGCAAATCGACGGATACTTGAACTACGTTGTAGAAAAGTTCATGGAAGAGAACAAGCTTGCTATTGAGCATGGTCTCCGCACTGAACTTGCAGAAGACTTTATGAATGGGTTGAAGAACCTGTTTACTGAGTCTTATGTAGACGTACCAGAGTCCAAAGTTGATTTGGTTGATGAGTTGGGAACTCAGGTTCGTGAACTTGAAGAAAAGCTCAATGAAACCACAGAACAATCTATCCGTATGAACGGTGAACTGGAAGAACTGAAGCGTGATGCTATCATCCGTGAACATTCCCGTGATCTTGCTGAAACACAGGTAGAGAAGTTGAAATCCCTCGCTGAAGATATTGATTTCGAAGATGAAGAAACTTTTGCACAGAAGGTATCTACCATCAAAGAATCTTACTTCACTAAGAAAACTCCACAGATTGTAGGTGAAGAAATTGATGAGTCTGTAGAAGAGGAAGAAATTTCCGATGCTATGTCTCGTTACATCTCTGCAATCAAAAGAACCGCAAAACAATAAGAAAGAAGGTGTATAAAAAATGACTCCTCAAGTATCTTACGATAAGCTCGTACAAAAGTGGTCTCCAGTTCTTAATGAAGAAACTGCTGGTCCAATCTCCGATCATTACCGCAAGCAAGTAACTGCGGCAATCCTTGAAAACCAAGAAAAGGCAATGCGTGAAGAAGCATCTCAAGCTTCTTTTGGCATGATTAACGAGTATGGCACCGAAACCGGTAACGTACAGAACTTCGATCCAGTACTGATTTCTCTGGTTCGTCGTGCTATGCCTAACCTGATTGCATACGATGTATGTGGTGTGCAGCCAATGACTGGTCCTACTGGTCTCATCTTTGCGATGAAGTCCAACTACAAGACTACTCGGGCTGGTGCTACTTCTGGTGATGAAGCACTGTTTGACGAAGCACTCACTGGTTTCTCTGGTGACTCTGCATTCTCTCAAGATTCTGACCCTGCTGGTCTGGACTCTGCTGCTGTAGGTTCCGACTCTAACGCAGACGATGACCGTCGCACTGCTCTTGCTGGTGGTGGTATGTCCACTACACAAGCTGAAGCACTTGGCAACGGAACTAACTCCGAATTTGCTGAGATGGGTTTCACCATTGACAAGGCAACAGTAACTGCTAAGTCCCGTGCGCTCAAGGCTGAGTACACAATGGAACTGGCACAAGACCTGAAGGCAATCCACGGTCTTGACGCTGAGACAGAACTTGCTAACATTCTGTCTGCTGAAATCCTTGCGGAAATTAACCGTGAAGTGATTCGTACTATTAACTCCCAAGCGAAGACTGGTGCAGATACTGTAACTGGTTCTACTACTACACAAGGTGTATTTGACCTTAATGTAGACGCTGACGGTCGTTGGTCGGTAGAGAAGTTCAAGGGACTGATCTTCCAGCTCGAGCGTGAAGCAAACCAGATTGCTAAGGACACAAGACGTGGCCGTGGTAACTTCATCCTTTGTTCGTCTGACGTAGCATCTGCTATGGCTGCTGCTGGTATGCTGGACTACACTCCTGCACTGTCCACTAACTTGAACGTTGATGACACAGGTAACACTTTTGCTGGTGTTCTGAACGGTAAGCACAGAGTATACATTGACCCATATGCAGTATCCGATTATGTAACTGTAGGTTACAAGGGTTCCAATCCTTATGACTCTGGTGTGTTCTATTGCCCATACGTTCCTCTTCAGATGGTACGTGCAGTTGGCGAGAATGACTTCCAGCCACGTATCGGGTTCAAGACTCGTTATGGCATGGTATCTAACCCATTCGTTGGCGGTACGCCTTCTGATGGTCTTGCTGCTGCTAAGAGCAACCAGTACTACCGC